GCAAATAGTATATTTGCTGTACTAAATAATACATTATTACCTGTTCCTACTATTTGACATGTTGTACCAATAACAGTCATTGATGTTGAGGTACCATTAGTAATAGTCATAGAAGCATTTTGTTTATTTAATTCATTAGCTGCTTCTGTACTTACTCCACTAGCATTAAATCCATTTTTAGTTACTACTCTTGCATCAGAAAGTGTAAATGAATATCCTGATGGTTCAAATTTAGTACCACTTAAATAATTTAAAGTTTCTGGAGTTATTGATATAGATGAATTTTGTGGGATTTTAATTATTGGAGGTAAACCTGCTAAAATAGGCATTACTTGAGTTCCTCTAGGAAGAGTTACTAACTTATACTTCATCATTTGCGTTTCATCTGGAAATGCTTCTAATAAAGGCATGTTTTCAATTGCTTCTCCATAAAAAGCAGATCCTGACGGATGGTTTGGATTATATAGAGTATAATCTATTTCATCATCGGATAAGGCAAATTGAGTTATATTAAAAGACCCATCACCAGCTGCTAATAGTTCTCTTCCTTTTTTCGTTAAAATAGCATCTACTGTTATGACTTGATTATTTAAATATCCCATATTGTGTTATTTTAGTTATAAATATACGTTTTTTTAGTTTTCATTCCAAGCTTAACCTAAAATTGTTTTTATTGTACAAATCCTTCTGGATCGTCAACATCTAACCCATCAAATGTTTTAGTTATACTATTTTGTGCATTTGATATATCTTTAATAGGGAAAGCATTTTTAGATCTTAACTCATTAATTATTGTTAATGCATTTTCTTTTTGTATTGCAGATAAATCATTAGGTATTAAAAATCCTTGACCAGATGGAGCAGCTGCTCCTACTGTTTTTCTTACTACATTTGTTCCTAAATCTTCAGCTGTTAATACAAATTTAAATTCTCCAGAAGCTAAATTAATTATAGTACTACTAGTTGCTGTATTTACTGCATCTTTTACTTCATCAGCAGTAACTGTGATTATATCACCTACTTGATATCCTTTTGGTGGTGGGCCTGTTAGAAGATTGCTTTGTGTTACATTACTAAAAGTAAATAATTTGAATGCTGTAATATTCCCATCTAAAAATGTAAATTGAATTTGACCACCTTTTCCTCTACCTGATGAATTACTATATTTTAACATTATTGTAGAAGTTGAAGTTGGTGCCGTACCACTATAAGGACCAACAGGATTGTTTCCTATAAATAAAGTGTTAGTATCTATATTTGGATTACCTGCTACAAGTTGTGTTTGACCCGAAATGAAGCTAGGAGGATAAAGCACTTGATTAAATTGTCCGTTAGATAATGATCCACTAAAAATAGATGGTTGTTTTGCAGCAGGTTCAATATCTACTAACATTACTGATGAATCATTTTCAACCTGTCTTCTTATAGTAAATCTTCCTATTTCTCCTTCTTCAATACCATTTAATACACTACTTGGATCCCTGTCAGTTACTAAGAATGTAGGCCATTTTACAGCAAAACTTCCAGTATCAGTAATGCTAGTTACTTTAGGAGCACCTGGTATACCACATTCTTGATAAGCTTCAAATCCCCATGGATTGTCAGATCCAGTGTCTGAAACTAATACTGATTGAGGTGGATTTCCTTGTACTTCAACTTTGTTTTTCATGTTTTTAATATTAATAACAACATTAACAGTTCCTGCTCCAATTGCAGCTAAATTAATAGGATAAGTATCTCCAACTGCATAATTAGCTGGAGTACCCGTTGAAGTTCCTGTACTACCACTTACAAATGTATAAGCTTCTACAATAGTAAACCCATCTGATACAAACCTAGCTTGTGCCCCTCCAGTTCCAAGAGCTACATCTACTGTTCCCTGTATAGTGGCTGTAATACCTTGGCTAGATATAGCTGTTCCTGCTG